AATGCTTAGGCAACTTCCAAATTCCGTTTTCGTTTACTGGTATTCTCTCTGTAATACCCCATGAATCTTTTCGAAACATTCCCTTTACATTTGTAAAGCCGCCTGGATCTTTTTTCCATATTAGTAAGTCATAGTTTTCCCAATATGAATCTTGCTTGCTATGCTTTGATCTTTCCATGAAGACCTCTACACCCTTTAGTGTAAGATTAAGCATTTCTTTCCTATCTAGTAAGTCCGCCTAGATGATCTTGCTGGCCCTCCTGGGATCGAACCAGGGACCTAGAAGTTAACAGCTTCCCGCTCTGCCGCTGAGCTAAGGGCCAAAAAGCAGAAACCGTAGTTTCTATGTATTATTATACAGTAAAAACTACGGCTCTGTCAACGATATTTTATAAGAAAATATCTCCATCTGGGATTTTTAAATCCTCTATCTCTTTGTCTATCTCTAGTATAACTGGATCTATTAAGTATCCAAATATCTGCTGCATATCAGCAGGGGTAATTTCTTTATCTGGGTTATTCATTTCTGAATAATCTTTACTATATTGACACCCTTAATCTCTTCATCTACATTGAATATATCTGATACATAGTCTTTTGCATCTGTTTCATTAAAGGCTTGTACCTCTAGCTCTACATTTAATTTGACTGTATAGGTGTTCATAAGTAAATTATATCACTTAGCCGCTTTTTTATCTACTGCTGAAAAAGCTGCATTGATCTCAGCAACGGTAAGCTTTCCATCATCTAGGAATCCACGGGCTAGCTTTTCAACAACAGTTGCAACGCCTAATGTTCCAGCAAGGATCACAGCCTTGTAGGTTTCAATTCCAACCACTGCTCCTGCTCCAATCACTGAAAGTCCTGATGCTGCAAATACAGCAACAATTCTCATAAATATATTATTTATGCTTGCAATTGCTCCGCTTCCAACCTGTGTTGGCTCTTCTATATACGCTTTTGCCATTATTTATCCTTTCTTAACGGGATTGTTATTAGCCAAATAACTGTAGTTGCCAGTACGGCAATTCCAACTATATCTCTGGCTGATCCAGTTAATGTTAACCATGCAATAAAGAAGCCAAGGAGGGTGAATGCTTGTGCAATTAATTCCATTCCTGCATCTTTAAACCATTTAATTAATCCTTTTAAAGCTTTACCGATTAAAGAAAATGCTTTTTTGATTATCTTCATCTGTTCCTCCTTATTACTGCCCCTGCAATTTGTGATGCAATGACCACTGGGACAATTACTTCTTGTGCTTTTTCTCTCTGATCATCTGTCATATCCATACCTAACTCAGAAAAATTAGATAATAGTTCTATAGGATCCACCGCAAATACTGTTCCAAGCGGGTCTGCTAAGAATGCTTCTGTTTGTACTTCTGTTGTTGCATCTGCTAATGTAAATGGCATTGGGGTATCCCCTGCTTCTCCTGCTCTATCTGCAAACTCAACAAATGCTGCTGCGACTGCAGGATTTGATTTCATTATTTCTGCCACCTTTGAAACCTCTCCTGCAGAAATTCCAAGATCTTTTGCAACTTCTAATTTTGCTTCTTGTGTTAAAGACTTAAGTGTTTGACTAACCGCTGCTGTTTGTTCTGGAGAAAGCTTAACTAATTTATTATCTTTACTTGTAAGATTAGCAATAACGCCAGATAAATCTTCTGCATTCCCCGTACCTTTTTCTGGAATAAGTGCTGCTAACTCTGCATCCTTAATGACTGGATCAATATTCTCTGCTGGTTTAAAATCTGGTCTTGGCAATGGCTTAGGTTCTGGAGAAGGCTCGGCAGAAGGCTCTGGTGTGGGTTCTGGCTTTACTTCAGGTGTTGGAGCTGGTGTTGGCTTAGGATCTTCTGGTTTTGGCTTTTCTGTAGGTTCTGGCTTTGGTGCAGGATCTTCTGGCTGTGTTGGCTTTGGACCTGGTTGCGTTGGCTTTGGTCCTGGCTCTTCTGTAGCAGTATTGTTAGTTGGCTTTGGCTCTGGCTTCTCTGTTGGTGGTGAAGAAGGCTTTGGCTTGTCTGGTTCAACAGTTGGTTTTGGCTCTGGCTTAGGTTGGTTTGCTGCAGCATTGGCTGCTGCTTGAGCAATTGCTCTTTGAATTTCTCTTTGTGATTGCTCATCATAGTAACGCCATGCTTCATCAATTGCACCATTGACATCATTGACTGCATTATTAAAATCATTTATGGCACTATTCTTTTCAGACAAAGCATTTGCTGTATCATTTACTGCGTTATCATACTCAGACTCTTTATTAGTTAATGTTTGATTTAATGAGTCTAGTACTGCAACCTGTTGATTATATACATTTAGTTTATCATTATATTCTGCTGAGGCATTATTATAGTCTTGCTGTGCTGCATTTCTTGTTTCAAGTGCTTGGTTGTAGGCATCTATTTGTGCCTGTGTTGGTCCTGACCCAGATGAGAATGTATTTAAATTACAACTAAAATTTTGTCCCCATACTCTTGGATTTCCAGCATAGTCACATCCTGCACCAGTCATTCCACCAGGAATTGTCCAGCCAAGATGGTACGATCCTGGACCTCCTCCGTTATACCACCATATCTCTACATCTAAAGTCTTGTCTTCACTTACATTATATGTTGGAGACCAAGCACTCCATCTTGCCCCTTGCTCTACCCAGTTGTTAACTGCAAGATTTCCATTAATAAACATTCTAAAACCATCATCTGTGTATCCTGCAAATGCTACTGTTGTAAACCATGATGGGACTGTAATTTGTCCAGTAAACTTAACAATTATATTTTCATATCTATTACCGCAAACTGGTAGGTTCATAGAACTAGAATTCCAAGTGCCAGAACAAATCACACCACTTGGAGTTGCTATGCTTGGCCATGTTCTGGTTAGATTATATACTGTATATTGAAGACCTGTCCCACTAGCAGATTGCATATTTGATTGTGCTGTTTGAAGATTTATATTGGCTAAATCAAGTACATCTTGTGCATCATTCTTATCATTAAGAGCATTATTTTTATTTTCAAGAGCTAAGGATGCTAGGGCTGTTTGCTCATCTACATTTGACTGAGCGATATTTACTTCTTCTAACGCTAATTCTTCTGCTTCCACCGCATCTTGGTAGTCTACAATTGCTGTATCTCTAACATCCTTAAGATTTTTAGCGTACATAAACTTATTTTCCGCTATGTCAATTAAATCTATTAAGCCTTCTTTGTAATCAAGCTTATCTACTGCTGAATTTAAATTTTCAATTTGTTTTGCTGCTACTGTTAGCGGATCATCGCCAGCTGCGGGAGACATAAAAAGCCATCCAAATGCAAGCATTATGGATGCTGTTATTCTAAATAACCTATTCTTTTTCAACTATGGCTCCTACGCAAACAATTTGCTTGCTTAGTTAATTATACCATTGAGGCTATTTAGGATTATCTGTCTTATAAAACCCGTTTCCTTTAAACTGTATGCCAAAAGGCGTAAAGTGTCTTATCATTTCTGACTCACATTCTACACAAGTGTATCCTGGATCTTCATCCATAATTGATCTATGAGTTGACATTGTTGGGTGTGCATCGTCATATGAGCACTTGTATTCGTATACTGGCATTACTTATCCTTTAAGTTAAATGAGCCTTTTTATGACTTGCTCAGGTCTCCTTCGGTAGCGAACCAAAGACTATTTGATCTTAATGATCTTTGGCTTCTTTTCTTCTGGAATAATTCTATCTACATTGATATTTAACATTCCATCTTCGATTGAAGCTCCAGTTACTTCCATATATTCACCTAGCCCAAATGTTCTAGTGAACTTACGTGCAGCAATACCTTTATGTAGATATTCACCGTCTGTAACTTCTGTGATTTCACCCTTAACAATAAGTGTTCCGTTATCTACTGAAACATCAATATCGCTTCTTGTGAATCCTGCTACTGCAATTGATACCTGATATGTATCTTCGTCTAGCTTTAATACATCGTATGGTGGATATGTTTGGCGTGTTGCAGCCTGATGAACATGTGCCATTCTTTCCATTTCACGATTAAAACCAATAAAAAAAGGATCTCTAAAAAGATCCAGGGTTAGTGCGTTTACCATTTTTGCTCCTTTTAAGCGAGTTAGTTTAGCATCCCCATAAGGCGGATGTATAATAATTATAGCATATTGGATATTTATTCGTAAGACTTCTTTTGCCAGAACTGACGCATGTAGGACCTATTCATTACTGACCTTACTTTAAATGTATCTTGAAGCTCCCGCTTTTTGCTAAAAGGTGGCAAAGACTCATGAACCCAATCTTCTCTTTTAAAAGGAAATATCTGTGCAACAGGGGTACCTTTTTCAATAATTCCTTCAAAGTCATCACGTAACCACATATTGAGGGCTAACCTTGCATGAACTTGATCTGAATCAATAATTCCAGTCATTGTTAAGAATGGCAAGTCATACCTATTAAATGGATGAGTAACCATTACGCTGTATCCGCTTGGAGTTTCAATTCTTGGATATGCAATCATTCGCCAAACATATTCATTATAGCCATGAGGTACTGGCATTCCTTTTGTTCTATGTAATGGCTGATCTAAATCAAAAAGAACATCGGCTCCTGGTGGTGTTGCTCCCCAATAAGCCATAGTTCCCTGTGTTTCATTTTTTGCAATCTTTATATCTTGCGGTGTAACAACCATATACCCAGCGGAGAGAGAGTCTAAAAATGGCATACATTTTTTTACTGTTCCAGCATCTCTTGGGTCTCCCCATTTCATTGCAGGATCCTCTGCTGGTATTCTTTTAAACCATTCTGGTATTGCTAATTTAGCTGGCATTGGAGGCTGCTCTACTTGGTAAATGTCTTCCGCTGCAGCATAGAACTTAATTGTTTTTTTGTTTAGCATGTAATGAGTATATCATTTCTACTAAAGAATTACAATAGCCTACTTGCCAGACTTTGCTCTTGCTTTTGCTAAGGCTTGAAAATCTTTAACCTTGGTGTCACCAAGATATCCCCATGCATATCCGTCTGCAATCATCTGTTCATTTATTGATACCGTTTGATCATCAACAAATAGCCAGCCTAGTATTCTTCCATATTTTTCAGAAGAATCCATCTTTTCGGTTTTAATCTTTACAGACTTTGCATCTTTTAATTTATACTTAAGATATTCTTTTGCCTCTAGCCCCAGCTTTTTTTCTGCTAGGTCTTTTGTTCTTGATTCAGGAGTATCTATTCCAGCAAGTCTTACTCTTGAAGCAAACAATATATCAAAACCAAGGTCGATGAGGACATCAATTGTGTCCCCATCAACTACGGCTTCTACTTTTCGTACGTAATACTCGTACATTACTTCTTCTTTACTGCGGCCTTTTTTACAGGAGCCGCCTTCTTTACAGGGGCTGCCTTCTTTACAGGTGCTGCTGCTGTCTTAGCTACAGGCTTGCCAAATGCTGGTCTGCCAAATCCTACAATGCCTACGATCTGACTTCTACGAGGCTTTGATCCGTTCTTCTTCTTGTAAGCACGATTCTTAAGGCAACACTCTCCGCCATTTCTTTGATCGCCCTTCTTATCTGAAGAAGTGTTTCCTTCTACAACATCTACAGTTCCGTCTGCATTTACTGCAACAACGATTCCTACGTGAGAAATTCTATCGACGCCGTCTGATGGGAAATCAAAAT